AACCAAAAGAAGCTCTAGAACTGTTCTTAATTCATAAAATGTTACCATGTCCAGATTTCTGTTTATTATCTCCACTATATAATGTTCAAAAGAAAGCTAATGATAGACATCCAATAGTTAAACCTAAACTGTCTGATGCAAATGTACAAGATCTTAAACTGTATATAAGGTGGTCTAAGTTAAGAACTTTTCACGAAAGACACAAGTTTATGCCTGGTCGGATTAAAGATGATGTTGTCCCTAAAATTTGGCATGCTTTTTATACAAATTCAAAACCTAGCGCAGTACCTTATAAAGATGTATTAGATATTGAATTAGAAGGCAGTTTTTCTTTCCGCGATTTCACGAATCTTGAATACGAACTAATTAAAGATAAAACAATGAGTCCTGAAAATGCCAAGTCTGTTTATTCTACAAATGATTATGCATCTGCTACTCTGGATAAAACGAATCAGGTTGCAAATTACTTAATGAATCCAGTTTTCCGCAATCAGAGAGACGCTCGTAATTACCTGATCGATGAACTGAAACGTGGAAATAATCAAACGTCTAATAAAATAGCATTAAAACCAGAGGCAAAGAAACCTAATTCAAGATGTTTCTTTATGGCAAATGATGAATCTAGACGCGTATTATCTGAGTTTGAGCAAAATATATCGTCTTATCTTATAACTAAACCTGGAAGTGTATCTGGAAAAGATGATATTACAGTTGAGAAGATTAAATCTGATTTGGCTTTATTAATACCCAAAGAAGGTAATTTCATGCTTGTTAAGAAATCTTTCGATCTTGCTGGTTTTTCTCCACAATCTGACCCTATGATGCAAGACTATAATATAGATCTATGGTGTGAGTGTTTCGGTTTAGATTATTCTAGTTTGATTAAATCAATAAAATATGGCTCTTTTACTTACTGGGACAAATTTGGATTTAAAGATCAATATACGGGCATAGGACAAGATATGGAAGGTTATTTTGCAAAATTAAACACAGATCTACATGTAGATGTAATGGCTTATAGTGTAAGTGTCTGTAGAGAAATGAATCTAATACCTAAAGGGAATCGACTAGCGGTATTAATAGATGATGGTTTAATGTCCGAATTACATCCTTTACAAACAACTAGAGAAAGAATTATGGAAGTTACGAAGGTTCAAGAAGAAATTTACAATATGATTGGATGGAAGTGGTCTTGGGATAAGTTCTATATATCAAAAGAATTTGCTGTATTTCTCAATGATTACTATTATAGAGGAAAGAAAGTAACACCTGGTTTAAAAGCATTTTTAAAAATTGGTATAACAGAAGATTCAGCTTGCAAGAATATCGTAGATGATACATCGTCACTAGAAGGTCAAGTCACAGGTGCAATTAAATCAGGTGCAGGATATACAGTTGCCTATTGTTCATATATCATTCATTGGATTTTAATACTAAAAAGATGGACTAAATTTCGACAAAAGTTTACAGATAACCAAGTAATATGCTCTATATTTCCAGTTGCATTAGGAGGAC